CACCGCATTACGCGTTATACGCGCGAGAGCGACGGCATCACCAACCGCGCAATCATCACCATCACGGCCTTTGTCGAAGTCCAATAGCGACCGGCGGCGCCACCAACACCACCACCACAATTTGGAGACTGCAAAATGGCGACTCCCACGACCGCAAGGTTTGGCAAATTCCGCGTCCTCCTGGACCTTGCCGGTACCGGTACCTATTCCGCACCGTGCGGCTTTACCAGCAAATCGCTGAGCTTGAACAAGAGCCTTTCCGAAGTCTCGATTCCGGACTGCGACGACCCCGATCTTCCCATCGTCATCGGCCGCGACGTCGAGTCCATTTCGGCTTCCGTCTCCGGCGAAGGCGTGCTTGCCGCCAATGCTGTTGAGACCTGGCTGACGGCATACGAAAGCACGGACTCCGTCGCCGTCAAGGTTGAGGTTGAGTTCTCGACCGGCACCGTGACCTGGACTGGCTCGATGCACGTTGAATCGCTCGAGATCGGTGCAGAGCAGGGTGGCCGCGTCACGCTTTCCGTGTCGATGCAGTCCGACGGCGCGCTGACTCGCACGGATACGTTCTGATGAGCCGCAGCGCGGCAATTGACCTAGACTGGGCGGACGGTACGCATCGGTTCGCCCTGCGATGGGGCGAACTTGCCGAGCTGCAGGAAAAGACTGATGCGGGGCCATACGTGGTCCTGCAGCGCCTTAGCTCCGGCGCGTGGCGCATCGAAGACCTGTCGAACATCGTTCGCCTCGGCCTGATCGGTGGCGGCATGAAGCCGGAGGACGCGCTCAAGAAGGTGCGCTTCTACGTCGAGCATCGCCCGCCGATGGAAACGGTACCGGTTGCCTATGGCGTCCTGCAGGCCGCTCTCTTGGGGGCGCCTGACGAGCCCATGGGGGAGGTGGAGGCGGCAAATCAAGTGGAGGCGGAAGCCCCATAGATGACTTGCCAAACGGCAAGTTGCGGTTTGCCGCCATCTACGGAACGGGCGCGGCGATCGGCTGGCCTGTGTCTGAGGTCAAGCAATCCAGCATGTGGGAATTCATGGCTGCCGTCGAAGGCTACGTGAAGGCCAACTCGCCTGACGACGGGAAGCTGTCGGCTGGCGATGTCGACGACGTTTGGCAGTGGATGCAAAGCAAAGAATAAGGGCCGCGGCCCGGAGGGTAAAACCAAATGGCCGCGACTGACCTTGAGAGGCTGGTGGTTCAGCTTTCTGCGGACACCAAGAAATTCGAAAATGCGATGAATCGCATGATGGGCGTCACCAACAAGCAGATGCGCAGCATTGAAGCGCGCACAGCGAAGATGAGCTCTAACTTAAATCGGTCGTTTCAGGATTCTCTGCGTGGAGCCGTCGCTCTTGCCGGAACGGCGATCGGTTTTCGAGAGATTCAGCAGTACGCAGACGCATGGACTGAAGCTGGCAATAAAATTGCAGCGGCCGCAAAGTCATCGGGTGTGCAGGCGCGATCTTTGGGCGAACTGAGGCAGGGGGCAGATGATGCTCGCGTGTCTCTTGGCGATTATGTCGACCTGTACGCTAAGTTGATTCGCTCCGCATCCGGCGTAGCAAAGTCAGAACAAGAGATTGCCACAGCGACGACAATCGTTTCGAAGGCGTTCAAGGCTGGCGGAGCCGGGGCACAAGAGCAGGCGGCCGGCATTCTGCAGCTCGGCCAGGCGCTTGGTTCTGGCGTCCTTCAGGGCGATGAATTGCGATCCCTGAGGGAGAATGCACCGCTTATTGCGCAGGCTATTGCCACAGAGTTCAAAACCACGATCGCCGGGCTAAAGCAGCTTGGTGCGGACGGGAAGTTGACTTCTGACCGGGTCTTCAAGGCAATCCTTGCCGCACAGAGGCCGATCGAAGCGCAGTTCAACGCCACCAACGCCACGATTGCTGACGGCTTTACGCGGCTAAAGAACAGCGTCACCGAATATATCGGCACGACTGCAGAGGCTTATGGAGTCACGCAGACCATCAATGGCGTGTTGGCCGCAATGGCCGGCAACATCGGGTCCGTGGCGAATGCTGCTGCTGCCGCTGCCGTGATCCTCGCCGCATCGTTCGGGCGTGGCGCCGCCATTGCCGGCGTAGCGGCTCTTGCCAATCCGTTTGTATTGCTTGCCGCGGCAGTGGGAGCGGCAGCGTTTGCGATCACCGCACTTTGGGACGACATCGTTCCACTGCAGGGTAGTTTCGCAACTCTTGGCGATTACGCAACCGCGCTTTGGGATGTTATTTCTACCGGGGCTGACGCAGCCAATCAGGCTGTTGTTGCCGCTTTCGACACGATCGTGTCGTCCATCAATACGGCATTGTCTGGCGTAGGAACATCGATTGAAGGCGTGTGGAGTGCCGTAAAGACCGGCATCAACGCAATTATCAATTCGTTCAAGACGCTGAGCGACGTAGTCGTCGCGACTTTTGAGACTGTTCCGGCGGCCATTGGCGACGCAGTTCTAAGCGCCATGAACGCTATGGTCTCTGGCGTCGAGACCGGCATCAACAAGGTCATCTCTGCCGTCAATACTGCGATCGGTGCGATTAACTCGCTCGGCGAGTTTGCCGGCGTTGCTGCCATTCCGACCATTGACTCGGTATCGCTCGGGCGACTTGAAAATGAATATGCTGGTGCTGGAAAGCGCGCCAGCAAGGCGTTTCAGGATGCTGTAAATAGGCCGTCGGTCGATTACGTCGGAGCAGCCGGGGCGGCCATCGTCGGCTCCGTTGATAACGCCACGACAGCGATCGTTGCCCGCGCCAATGAGATCGCGCTTGCGCGTCAGGAGTTGGAGCGTGAGACCGGGCGTGGCGGCGCTTTGAGCGGCATTGGCGACAATACCGCCGGCTTCGGCAACGGGAAACCTGCGACTGGCTCCGGCGGTTCTGGGAAAAAGAAAAAGCAGTCCGAATACGCGCGCGAGGTTGAGCAGATCCGCGAACGCACCGCGGCGCTCCAGGCTGAGACCGCAGCGCAGGCCACGGTCAACCCGCTAGTCGACGACTACGGCTACGCGATGGAGAAGGCGCGCACTGAGCACGACCTTCTGGCCGCTGCACAGGAAGCCGGGCTGGCTATCACGCCGCAGCTGAAGACGAGCATTGCGCAGCTTGCCGAAGGCTATGCGCAGGCGAGCGTCGAGGCGCAGAAACTGCAGGAAAGCCAGGAAGGCGTCCGGCAAGCAGCCGAAGACTTCAAGCAGACCGGCAAGGACGTCGCATCCGGCTTCATCAACGACCTGCGTCAAGGCAAGTCGATGGCGGAAGCCCTGGCGGGTGCGCTGAACAAGGTTGTCGACAAGCTTATCGACGTGGCACTCAACGCTGCGTTCGGGCTTGGCGGTGGTGGTGGCGGTGCTGGCGGCATTCTTAGCGCCATTGCTGGCCTGTTCCTGAAGGACGGCGGTCCCGTTCAAAGGCTGGCCAGCGGCGGCAGTGTTCGTGGTCCAGGCGGGCCGCGCAGCGACCGCGTGCCGGCGATGCTATCCAACGGCGAATACGTCATCAACGCGGCGGCGACGAAGAAGAACAAGGCGCTGCTAGAGGCCATTAACAGCGGCAAGATTTCGGCCTTTGCGAATGGCGGTATGGTTGGGCGCGCACCGCGCATGCCGGCGATGCCGAGATCTAGCCAGCGTGACAGCGGCGTGCATGTGACGGTCGGTGTCAGTGCTGACAACAACGGAAATCTGATGCCGTTCGTCGAGTCCGTGTCCGAACGCAAGGTGGCAGCCGCGGCGCCGAAGATCGTCTCCGCATCGCAACAGCGTGTCATGCCGACGATCGCCAATTATCAGCAGGCAAGGGCAGGGGGCGACTATCGTGGCTGAAATCAAGGTTTGGCCGTATAGCGTCCTCGTCCCGCGCAATCCTGCCGCTGACACTGTGCCGTTCACGCGGTCAGGTGGCATGTCATTGGGTGGCGTCGAGCCGGCGACACGGACGGACAAGGGCTATTGGCGTGTCGACTACGGCGGCATCACCATGCGCGGCCGCGATCGCGCACAGTGGAAATGCTGGAACGCGGTTCGGCAGCATCTGTCGGGCCGCTCTGGGCTCATTGCTGTGCGCATCCCGTCGAAGCTTGCCGCGCCCTATGCGTCTGGCAGATACGAGGCGCCGCCTGAAACGCTTCACGACGACCTGACGACGTTCGACGACGACACACTGCACGTGCAGGGCGCCATCAACGTGGTCACGGACGGCGTGACGGCTCTTGGCGCAACCACGATACACTTGCGGATCATCAAGGCCGACGCTGATCTGGTTGGGGTTCGTTTTTCCTACAATCACGCGGCATACGAGACGGGCCCGGTCATCTCCGTTGACGGCGATGTTTGGGAGGTTCCGGTGACGCCGGCCATTAGGCAGTTGATCCCCGATGGCGCCGACCTTGAGTTCGACAATCCAACGTGCCTTTGCCACCTGTCGTCGGACACGGCCATGGACGTCCCGGAAGACTGGGCCGCGAAGAACGTGACGGTCAACGTCAGCTTCGTCGAGGCGACCGACTACTGGTCACGCCTGGCCCTTGGGCTCGAGTAGCGTCTGCCGCTGCAGCCACTAACACCACAAAAATGAGGAGGCCCAAGATGGCCCTGAATGAACGGAAGATCCACAAGGTTCTGGATGCGTCAGGTATGGAAGTCATGCAGGTTCTGGCGACTCTATACGGAACCATTGCTGCCGACAAAGTCGCAAAGGCCATCATGAACGACGACAAGCCGTCCGGCATCGTCTGGCCGCGCTTCGACTAGCGCCACCGGCGCACAAACACCACACAAAATGAACTGGAGGCGGCATGGCGATCAAGTCACTGCGCGTGCTTTGCCAGGTCGAATTGCCGTCAGGAACGCTCCGCTTTTGGGACGGTTCCGGCGGCGTTTTTATCGACAATGACGGCGAACTCTACAGGTCGTGCGTCCTCACTGACGACGCGCTAGACCAGATCGAAATGGCTATCAACGCTGAAGCGTTCACGCTTTCGCTGGTGATCTCAGGCATCGACGGCGCCGCATCCAACGCGATTTGGGCAGACTACGAAGCCGGCACGATCGTCGGTTCCGTCTTCCGCATTCTGATTCAGGATTGCGACGAGCTCGACCAGCCATCAGGCGCTCCCGCAGTACGGTTTACGGGAACCATCGATAACCTGATCTTCAATGACGTTGCGGCCGGCGGCCAGATCAAGTCGACGATCACGATTGAGGTCACCAACCGCTTCACGCTGCGCACGCTGACCAGCGGAGTGGTGCTTTCCGACACAGACCAGAAGGCCCGGTCGGCAATCCTTAACCCAACCGGCACGCCTGACAAAATTTGCGAGCGCATCCCGCTCCTGAAGGATCAGGAAATCAATTGGCCGAACTGGTGATGGGCGGGAACAACGGCGTGGCGGCAATGGTTGCCGCCTTCATCGCCGCGGAAAAACAAAAGCAGTGGCAGCCTGGTCATGTCGACTGCTGCATGGTTCTGGCTAACTGGGCCATGTGGCTCGGCCATGCGGATCCGGCGCCGCACCTGCGGTGGCAGTACGATGACGAGGCCGGGTTCCGCGCCATCATAGCGGCCAACGGCGGCGTCGTTCCGCTGGTGGCGTCATGCGTGGCCAACATAGGCGGGAAGCGCGTCCAGCGCCCGTTCTGTGGCGCCATTGGCGTGCTCGGCAGCAAGACCAATCACGACAGACAATTCGGGGCGATCCACGACGGCGAAAGCTGGCGCGTCCGCATGATCAATGACTACGGCACGATGTGCGCCACGCCTCTGGCTGTGTGGGATATTGGATTGGGGGCGCGATGACTGGTCTGGAGCTTATCCCCATCATCGTCGCGTCTCTCGGCACTACCGTCTTCGCGGCGAACGTTCTTTATCTTGGCACATGGGCGGCGCTCGCTGCCGGCGCATATTTCGGTTCGCAGGCACTCATGCCGCAGGCTCCGAAAACGCCGAAGCCGGAAGACGGCAAGTTCAACCTGAAGCAGACTGTCCCGCCGCTCACCTACGTTTTGGGCCGCGTGAAGAAAGCTGGCGACTACGTCTTCCTCGAGGAGCGCGAGGGCACGGCATACCACATTCTGTGCTGGGCAGGGCACCGCATCCAGGGGTTCGTCACCCACTACCTGCATGACGAGGCAGTGACGCTTGACGGCACTGGGCAGGTTACGGCGCCGACGCACTTCTTCATCAACGGGCGCTATGTCGTCAAAATTCTGTCGCGCGTCGGGCTCGCTGCCGAGACCGCTTACGACAGCGTCGTGACGGCGTTTCCGACAATCTGGTCGAACGATCACCGCGGCGACGGCCTGGCAACGGTCTGCATGTCTTGCGGTCCGGTTGGCCAGGAAAAGTTCATGGACGTCTACACCAATCAAATGCCGGAGCATTCGGCGATTGGTGACGGAATGCGGCTCTACGACCCGCGCACCGGGACGACGGCCTTCAGCAAGAACCTGGCATTGTTCCGGCTCTGGCACCTGACGCACCCGGTCGGCGGCAAGCTGACGCTTAACGATCTCTACATTCCAGACTGGATTAACGCGGCAAACGTCTGCGACGAGAGCGTCACCAATCGAAGCGGCGGAACAGAAAACCGATATCACGGCGGCCTTTGGTTCCGATCAAACTCGGATCCGATCGAAGTCGGCAGGCTTATGGATCAGGCGGCCGAACTGGTCGTTTATGAGCGGCCAGACGGCAAGGTTGGCGTGCATGCCGGGAAGTACGTCGCACCGACGGTGCGGCTGACTGATACGGACATCATTAGCGCGCAGCTCGACGTCAACACTCGCCGATCCGGAACAGTGCTGGCTGTCCGCGGGCGCTACACCGACCCGTCCGACGGCTACGCGACGAACGACAGCGCCATTTACGGCGACCCTTATGGCGAGGTTGACGACAGCACTGAACGCACAGCGACGCTGGAAAATCAGGCCATCCAAAGCCACAACCATATCCAACGCCTGCAGAAGATCACCTACATCCGCAAGAATGCTCGGCGCGTCACTATCGTGGCGCACTATGAGGCGGCCAAGGACGTTCTCTCCAGCCGATTTGTGAAGGTGCACTTGCCTCCGAAGATGACAGAGTCGATCGTCGAAATCACTTCGACGCCGAAGCTTTCGCTGCGCGACCTCACCATCTCGTTTTCCGGCATAATCGTCCCGTCGACTCTTTACGATTTCGACGCGGCTACGGAAGAGGGCGAGCCTGGCGCAACAGTCACGCCGATCGAAAGCGACGGCGTCCCGTCACCAACTGGATTCACCGCGTCGATCTCCACGGAAGTCGTTGCGGGCGGCGGTACGGCAGCCTTTATCTATGGCGAGTGGACTGTCGTCAACGACGCGTTGATCTACGAGATGGAATATGAGCGGACAGACTTGGCCAGCGCGCCGATCTCCGTCTACTCCGCCGAAACCGAAGACAACATTCGGTCCGGCTATCTCGCCGACGGCGAGGAGTACCGCATTCGTCTGAGGGCGTGGGGCGGCGGCTCATCTTCCGCCTGGACGGATTACACGATCCTGACGGCTACGGCCGACCCCGTTGCTCCGGCTGTCGTGACTAGCGTCAGCGTAACGCCAGGAGTTGGCGAGGCGGAGTTCAACTGGACGGCGCCGAACAGCGCCAACTACTACGCGGCGCGCATCTACATCAACACTGTGAACACGTTCGGCACGGCGACGCTTGTGGCCACGGAATACGGCCCACCTAGCGCGGTCGATCTGCGCGCCGTCACGGGGCTTTCCGCCGGCAGCTACTACGGCTGGATTGTCGCGATTAACGCCAGCGGCGTGGCCGCCACAGCGGTAGCAACAGGCGCGTTCACAGTCACCTAGCGCGCACCAACCACCAAAATTCCAGAACCTTAGCCCCGCCTCGAGCGGGGTTTTATTTGTGCCCTTGGAGGTAGAATGACCATTTCCCCGAACGCCTCGACTGTGTGGCGCAACTACGAGACCGATGGCGTTCCTGCCTCTGGAAACCACAAGATAAAAAAGTCAGCCACGCGCACTTGGGGCACGGCTGTAGAGACGGCAATAGACGCCTATTCGTCTGGCGCCGGATCGATCGCTAAGGCTACCCGCGCGCTGCTCTATGCCGACCTGGCGCACGTCGCCGACGTCATGGCATGGGTCTATGCTGACAGCACGGTTGCCTACAACGGCATCTACCGCAAGTCGGGTACGTCTGGCTCTGGCTCTTGGACTCGCATCCTTGATCTTCCTTACGAAGTGATTGTCGCCACAGATGCTGGAGCCGGCACTGCTAACGCGATCGTTGCCACCAGTTCGATTCCGGTTTCGGAATCCGCGCTTATCCTGCTGAACGTGTTTGAAGCAAACACCGGCTCGCCGGTTACGGTCGCATTCAATGGTGGCTCTGCGCTGACGATCAAGACGGCGTCGGGAAACAACGTTGCGAGCGGCGGTCTCGTTGCCGGCGCCGCGGTGCTTGGCCGTATTTCCGGATCCACATTCCGGATGGTGAGCGATCAGGCGTCTGCAGCCATTCAGGCGGCCGCGGAAGCGGCTCTTGTCGAGTTCGAAACACACTATCTTGGTTCCTACACGACGGCCGGCCAGCCGACGCTGGATAACGAGGGTAATGCTCTCGTCGTCGGCGCACTCTACTGGAACTCCACTGAATCCGAAATGCGCGTGTGGGACGGCGGCACGTGGCAGTCGTTCGGGGGTGGCCTGGCGGATGGGTCGGTTACCGACGCAAAGCTCGCAACCGCTTCCGCAGTGCAGAACCGCACCGACGGGTATGCCGACGTTCGAGATCCGGGATACGCAGCCGGGGCGGCTGAGACAGGGGCGACCAACCAAACGGCAGTGCAAGCGGCAATGGATGCTGCGGCCACCGCTGGCGTTGCCGTGGTCTTCACGGAATCGCTCGACGTTGATGATGAACTGAAAACCAGCAGCAACCTGCATATTCGCGGCAACGCGGCGTCGTTTCTTCGCCAGCAGACGCACTCCACGACGGGCGGGTTTCTGACCAACCTTCGCAATTCGTCTGCCGACATCGCATCGATCCAGTCGAATATCCTGCTGGAGCATGTCAACATTACGGGTGAGGATCTTCCCGACCCTGTCGAGTTGGAGGTATCGAGTGCGTCCGGTACGTCGGTCGTCTTCACGTCCGGCGCATCGGCCGTCGATGACTTTTATCTTGGTCTGGCCGTCGCAGACACCACAGCGGTAAACACCGGCCTCCGCATCATCATTGACTACGTTGGCTCGACGCGAACCGCCACGCTTTCTTCCGCATGGAGCAGCGACCCGACTGCCGGAACGAAAATCCTCGTCGGCTATAACGAGAACGGGGCCGGCTTCGCGGCTGGCGTCACTGACCTGCTGTCAATCGGCGGTACCTCGAAGGGATACCCATCGAGCAAACAGGTTCCTCCGGGGCTTGGTGGCAAGGGCTTCAACTTTGAACAGGGCGTAACGAACAGCAAGATCATCGGCCGTCACGCCGAGGACTGCGGAACGGCGTTCTTCGTTCAGGGCGTCGATGGCTCGTTCACAAACGGCGCGGCAAAGCGTGCAGTTGCTCTTGAGCTTATGGCCCTGAGCGCGAAGAACTGCGGCTCTCTGCTGACGGTTGCCGGCATCAACACGTCTGCCGACCCTGATGGCGATGCCAACGACAGCATGCTGATCGCAGATGGGATTGTTGGCGAAAACGTAGGCCACTCGCCGCACCGCCTGGTGACGTCGGACCAACAGAAGTCTGGCATCATCAACTTCCTTGAGGCGCAAAACGCCACAATCAGGAACGTGCGCACCCGCAACGATAGCGGCTATCCGGCAAGTTATCCGACAGATTACACGACGCGGTGCGGATACGGCCTGACCGGCAACATTGGCGCCATGATCTGGGGATGGGGGCGCAATCTCCATGTAGACGGCTTTGAGCATACAGGTAACGTCGGCAACGTCATTGTTGTCCGCCGTGGGCGCGCTCTTGGCGATGACGCTGGCGGAACCGGTGCGCCGCAGAACTGCTTCAATTGGGACTTCCGTGGCATCAAGCATAACGGCGTCATCGATGAGTACATTATCCGTATCGATCCCACGCTTGCCTATCGCGTCGATGCGGCGGAACTGACGGGACAGATCGAGGTATCGGTCAACGGCTCGTTCGTCACCGGTGGCCTTGTCGACCCGAACATGGCTTCATTTTCGGCTATCACCTTGACGCTCAGGGACCATGTCGGCGGCAAGGTAGTTGTCGGCACTCCGGCGCAGATCTACGCCGCCGGCAATACGTTTGCGTCTTTCACCGCCCGGTTTACCGACCTGCGAACAAAGTCGTTGCGGAACGCCGCAATCGAGGGCGAGAAGTACACTCTTGCCGATGGCACCGCGACCTCCGTGACTCCGCCCAAGGCGTTCGGCATAGTCGCGATCACAAGCTCTACGTCTTTGCTGCGGGCTCTCGTTGACTTCCGCACGACAGGTGGCGCGCAGTGCGCATGTATCGGAACGGAGCCGTCCAATTTCACGGCGCTGAACACGGATGGAACCCTGACTGGTTTGACAGGGGCTCTCAATGACTTCACCGTTAGGGCGTATTCTACCGACGGGAAGCTGTATTTCGAAAACCAGCGCGGAGTTTCAATCGAATTTTACCTAACCTTCCTCGGATAAGGAGACAAAGATGACGGACGACCGAAAGCCCACACACGTCCAGCTTCGAGAAATTGAGGAGCTGTGCGGCGTTAGCCTTGCCGACCTTCACCGTCGCCGCGAGGTGGCACGCAAGAAGGCAGCGGAAGCGGAGAACCAGAAGGACGGTTGACGCGTCGCCTGATGAACGCAATATTCCCCGCTCAACCGAGCAGGGAGAAGACACATGGAAATCAGGCCGTATCGAGAGGGCGACGAGGCCGCAATCCTCGACCTGTTCAAGACTACATTCGGGCGTGATTTACCGCTGGCGTTCTGGCGCTGGAGGCAGATAGACAACCCCGCAGGTGGGCCTTGGACCGACCTAGTATGGGACGGTGACAGGCTCGCCGGCCACTATGCCGTTTCAGCAGTTAACCTCTGCATTGACGGCAAGGTGGTCCCGGCCTGCCTTTCCATGACAACGATGGTGCACCCTGACTATCGCGGTCAGGGCATATTCGAGAAGTCGGCTGAATCGTTATATGCGCGGCTTGCGGAGGCAGGCGTCAAGGCGGTCTTTGGTTTCCCGAACAACAATAGCCACCGGCCATTCATTCAAAAGCTCGGGTGGAAAGACACATACGAAATCCCCACGCTTTCGCTTGATATTCCAGACCGGGAAACTCGTTATGAGAACGTCTGGGAAATCGACGGGTTTGACGATCGGTTCGACCTGCTATGGGCGCAGATAAAGTCGAGCCGGCCAATCTGGTCTGTTCGCGATCGGGCCTCACTTGAGTGGCGTTTCGCACGCAACCCGGTCAATGCCTATAAGGCTGCTGCGTTGCTGAATGGAGCGGAACTGCGCGGGTATGCAGCGTTCAAGGCTTATGGCGACGGCATCGATATTGTCGATCTCGTTACGGCCGACCCGAAAGACGCGCCGCACCTAATCGGCTGGCTCGAAGACTACGCGCGGAAGAATGGATTCACCAGGCTGTCGACGTGGTGCGCGCCGTCGTCGCCGTCACGGAGGTATTTCGAGGCCGCTGGCTTTATCCCAAGGGGGCCGATTACCTATCTTGGTGGTAGGGCATTCACAGACCTTGACCGTGACTTGTCCGACGTTCGGAACTGGCATTTCAGCATGTCCGACTCGGACGTTTATTGATGGGATTTGCATTAGCTGGCGTCGTCGTGCTTTTGATAGCCGCGCTCGCCGCAGTCCTTCGATACTCGGATATGGTGGTGCTGTTCTGCCTATATGTCGCCATTGCACTCTTCGTGCTGGCTAAGGTCGCATAGTCCGATCTCTACCAATTCAAAATATCACCAGCCCCGCCGCAAAGCGGGGTTTTTCTTTGCCTGAGGGTAGAGTCCAATGCATCGCTTCTTCGCCGACTTGTCGCGCCTCTTGTCCCGGCTGACGGGCGGAGCGCCAAACACCACGCTTTGCCATCGCGCCGCCATGCGGTGGGGATGGGATTGCCTGTTTTGCCGCGCCGTTGCCGCGGTCCTGCACGATCGCGACCACTGCCTTGATGAGCTGTCCGCGGCGGAGATCGTCGCGCGCAAGCGGCGGCAGAAATAACCACCACCACAAAGGAGACAGCCATGGCCGTCACAAAAGTGTCGCCGCCTGGGCGTGCGTTTATTCGCTGCCACGAAGGCAATCCGCTCACATGCTACCTTGACCCGGTTGGCGTCCCGACGATCGGCACTGGCTTTACGATGCGCTCGGCTTCCGTGCGGCGCGAACTAGCCAAGCTTGGCATCACAAAGCTTGTGCCGGGCAAGACGAAGCTTACCGCGGCGCAATCTGACGCAGTCTTTGCAGCCGTGCTTGACACTGAATTCGCGCCAGCCGTGGTCGCAAAGTCGCCAGCCGATCGAAAGCAGCACCAGTTTGATGCCGGCACGTCCGTCGTGTTCAACCTTGGCGTTGGCGCGATGGGATGGCAGTGGGCAGAACTGTGGCGTGCCGGTAAGGTGAAGGCCGCGGCTGAATACCTGTCCAGCCACTACAACACGGCGCAGGGCAAGAAACTTGCCGGCCTCGTGCGTCGTCGCAAGGAAGAGGCTCGCCTGTTCCTGACGGGCGACTATGGCAATGGTGGCGGCGCCGCCAAGGAAGCCACAGAGAAGCCGCCGAAGGCTCCCGACCCGGTTGTCAAGGAAGCGCAGGAGATCCTTTCCGCGCGCGGCTTTGATCCCGGCGCAATCGACGGGTGGATGGGCGAGAAGACCAAGGCTGCAGTTATCGCTTACCAGAAGGCACATCCGCACCTTGTGGCGGACGGCGTCATCGGCCCGGCCACACTCAGCCAACTCCGGCGCGACGCAATGGCTGTGAAGGACGCGGCAACGAAGGGCGCTGGCTCGATTGCCGGATCTGGCGGAACCGCGTGGCTTGCGGGCTTCCCGTGGCAGTGGGTGGCCGCCGCTGTGGCCGTGGGCGTCGTTGTGTACTTCGCTTGGCGCTACCGTGACGTCATCCAGGCTCGCTGGAACAAGTTCCGCGGCAAGGAGGTGTCGGTATGATCGGCGCCATATTCAGGTTCCTGATGGGCGGCCCGCTCGACCGCATCATGACCTCGCTGGACAAGTCTATCGACAACGAGACGGAGCGGCAAAAGATTGTCGCTTCGGTAGCCGAGAAGGTTGTTGTGGCGGACGCCGAAAGCAGAAGCGAGGCCATGAAGTCTCGCATCTTTTGGTGGATATGGGCTGCGTTCGCGGCTCCGGTCGCATTCTGGTTCGGCGCCGTTTGTGTTGACAGCGTGTTCCTGTTCTCCGGCCAGATTGCCGACCTCCCGCCGAGCGTTAAGCCGTATGCCACGGACATTATCCGATCGATCTTCGGATCAGGCGCAGCCGTTGCCAGCGTTCAGTTGCTCTCGTCCGCCATTAGGGGGCGCCGATGACGGGCGCGATTACCTGGGAGCAGGTGGCGTTCTTCCTTGGTCTGCTGGTTACTGTGGTAGGTTTTGTTTCCGGCGTGTGGTGGCGCGTCGAGGGCAAGATTACGGGCGCCAAGGAGCGCGCCGAAAAGGTTTCTGAAGACCTATCCGCGTACAAGCTGCATGTCTCGGAGACCTACAGCACCAAGTCAGGCATGCGGGAAATCAAAGACGAAATTCTCGGAGCGGTGTCAGGCATTCGCGACGACGTGCGCCATCTGGCCACCCGCATCGACACCATGCACGAGGCAGCATCCAAGCCGCGCCCCACACGGCGGGCGGCGGAATAAATACCACCACACCACTAGGAGGCCGACATGGCTACAGAACTTCTCGCCACCGGCAGCACTGCCGCCAACTCGTCCGACCTTGTGATTGCGGACGGTTCGACCGTCACCGTGGGCATCAAGGGCGCCACGTCGGCACAGGCGCGCGTGCGCATTACCCTGAAGGATGACGGTGGCGCATACACCGACGTTGGTGAGCTTACGCCGTTTCGGCCCGCCGTCTTGATCGCGGCGCCAGGCACGTACCGCTTCACGCGCGTCGCCGACTACACCTGCGGGGTGTTCAGTGCTTAGGTCGCTGTTCCGCCCGCTGATGACTGATGCCGTGCAGTATGGGGTTGGTGGTGGAGGGGGAGGCGGCGACCCTTATCCTGGCCGCAATCTGGTGGCGCTGTTTTCTGGTTCAGGTTCGATGGATGGGGCCTTGCCAGAGAAGGGTCCCGCCTGCGAAGTAAGCGGGGCTGGCGCGTCGAATATGATCCAGAGCGGAGGCTATATGAGCCTGTCCGCCGATAGCCCTAACCCCGGTTATGCATTCTACCCGGTGCGAGCGCGGAAGCTTGTTGCTAAGTGGCGGCATAGCGGCGATCCGATCTCCAATGCGCCGACCATTTCGATCTGCACGGGCAAGGACGGCGCGGTCAACAATCTTCTGCACGGCGAGCTTTACCTTGATGCCATGGTGCTGCGCTTGATGCGGGCTGGCTATGATTTCAGGTATCCCCATTGGCATCTCCAGCGCGCTCCGCACACGCTAGCCAATCTGACCGACTACGAGCTTGAGCTTCATGTCGATCCGGCCAACCCCGGCTGGACACGCCTTGTGCATCGTCTGGCGGGTGGGGGCATAGTAAACCAGCATGTTGGCTACGACCCAGACCTCGCCGACTTCCTCGGAGACTATGTCTTTGCAGAGCCGTGGAACACGCGGCTTCTCTATGACGAGTTTGTGGCGTGGGAAGAGCCAGACACCTACGCATGGCCGACGCTTAACGTGATCAAGAATGCGAAGTACAACAATGCCGCCGACGGATGGGTGCAGGCTCCGTTTGGGAGCGGAACCGTCACGCCGGTCGCTGGGGCTGTCCGCATCGCGGCATCAGCATATCCAGGTGGTGGCGGCCTCACGTTTACGGGCAGTTTCGTGACTGGTGACAAGATCAGAGTCTCTGCCGACATTATCAACCTAGACAACATGGACGTGGCATTCGTCAATGGAGGCGGAGCCGTCTCTAATATCGAGATCGTCGCGAACAACATCGTCAGCCCCGACACGCCGCCCGTCACCGTGGGACGCATGCAGGTCACTATGACGTTCAATCAGAATGTCACCGACCCGATATTGGTGTTCCTCGCCAGCGGCGTTCCCGGTGGCACACCGGGAACAATGGACCTGCAAAGCCTCTTCTGCGTGAAGAACCCGCCGACCAGTGTATAACACCACCCCGCCCCGCTTGCCCTAACCGGCGAGCGGGGCTTTTTTGTTTTTGGCTAACGCAACAATTACCATCTTGACAAATTTGTAAACGTGCCTTATAAGCATGCATAACCACCACACCACACCACCAGAAGAGGAGACAGAGCATGAGACAGGAAACCTTTGCCTTTGCGGTCACGTGCGTAGCAGTCGCATTCGTCGCCGCCGTCACCTTCGGTGGCGTGTGATGAAGAATGCACAGTCCGAAGCACATTACGACGCGTTCGACCAAGCGAACGTCAGAGTTGACAAACTGTTCTATTTGCCGGCGGCGACAGCTGCCAGCAGTCTTCCTGAGGGCCTGCGAGATGCCATCGAGACGGATCTCTTTGATGGAGACAACAAGCAGGTGATTTCCAAGATTCCGGCGCTGAAGAAGATACTCACGTCCAACGACGAAGACTATAGCGACGACTGGGCTCTTGAGTGTCTTGCGGGTTCTTCTGGTTTCCTTGCGCAGCTCGCCCGCCCTGTGCCGACCACGTTCCTCGGCGGTAAAGACACCTACTCGTTTTCATGGGGATACTACCGGACGAAGTGGGTGCACGCGAATGACATGGATGACCTTGTGCATCTCGCTGAGGAGTTTTCCGAGTCTGTTGTTTCGCAGGCATGGAGCAAAGAAACGTCTAAGGAGCGCGCAGCATGACCAGACGCAAGACAACCGCATTCATCGCGCTCACGGCAGCACTTGCCGCAGCAGTCGCGCTGACGCCAACCGCGGCGGCCTATGTCTTCCCGCCCATTCCGGCAGCCAAGACGCTCATGGTCGAGCGGCTGGCCTCGCACGTTCCAACGACTGATGCAGCCACAGTGCTGATCACCACCAAGCAGGGATTGGGCACCGGCTTCAATGTCGGCAATGGCCGCATCGTCACAGCCGCCCACGTCGTCAAGGGCAGCGAGACAGTCACCATTAAGACCTACGACGGCCGCGTGGCTACAGCCAAAGTCGTGGCGTTCGATGAGTCGCAGGACTTGGCCGTGCTGGTCACAATCCTGCACATGCTTTCCGCCGAGATGGACTGCACCATCGCCAATGTAGGCGATGCCATCATGGCGATCGGCAATCCGATGGGGCAGGAGTTCGTGTCGTCGTTCGGGCGGATTGCCGGGGCGCCTCGAGCCGTCAGTGAGCGGTCCGTGTACGTGACCGACATGACGACCGTGATGGGGCAAAGCGGCGGGCCTGTGTTCCGCAATGGCCTCGTCATAGGCGTCACTTCTGCCGTGATGCTGGCTCCACTGGAAATGCCTGGAGACGACAGCAAGTACGTGCCGACTCTGGTTGGCTTCGGCTTCGTCGTGCCGTCGGCCGGCGTGTGCAAGATGCTGGCCGAGTTGCCGGCGGGCGGGGAGGGCGTGTGATGTGTGACCCGACGATATTGAATGACGCGGCTATCATCGTGGCCATTATCGCTTTTTCAGGCGGATTTGGCTTGGCCATGATGGTGATGCCATGACCAACAAAATCACGCCGTCAGCTCAACTTGAAATCGCCGCGCACTGGCTTCGAGAAGCGGCGCAGCAGTTCCAGGTCTTGAAGCAATTCGACTACACGCAAAACCTTCGGCGCGTCGCATCTCAGTGTGACGCTGCGGCTGAAGCGGCAGGGAGGAAGTGATGGAATTTCTGAAACGATGGGCTGTTAATGTCGCCAAGACGATTCTTATCATGGCTGCGGTATTGGTTGTGATGGTGATCTTCCTCACGGCTATCAGCAGTCCTGTTGCCTTTGGATTGGTCTTTGCGGGCTGCATCCTTCTGATCGCCGCACTGGATGCGATGGAGGAGACATCTCCATGACCAACACTAAAACAGCCCGCCTCATCGTTCTAAATGTCTGCTGGCTTGCCGGCGTCGCATGGGCAACCGCCATGGGCTACACGGCTTTCGTGTTTGCTGGGGACAAGTCGCTGGTGAGTTACCCAATCGCGGCCATTGCTGTGGCAAGTGCAGCGGCTTCATTCTGGAGCGGCAAGTACCTGATGCGGGCCGCGTGGCTGTGTTCGTGCCTTGGCTTCCTGGGGACGCTGATCGGCATCATGGCCGGCATGTCTAGCGCCCATGACCTGACATCAACGGCCGGCCTCGTGGCGACTGGCGCCGCGCTGTTTGCTGGCGCTGGAACGGCGTTCAGCAGCACCATTGTCGGCACGTTCGGCATGCTGTGGATTTGGTCTATTGCGCAGGTGCGCGGCGACGATTGGCAGGTGGTGTGATGGCGGACGATAGCGACCTTCTGCCTTGCCCGCACTGCGGCTCGCCAGCCAAGAGCTACCATCGCGATGATGACACGGGGTGGTCGTACACGGATTGGATTTGCTGCGACGCTGGAGACGATGGCATAATGTCGGAGTGCGGCGCGCAGACATGTCTGTTTCCGAGCCGCGCCGATGCCGCCCGCTCATGGAATAGGCGGGTGCCGCCATGCTGAAGATCGACACGCTATTCAACCTGCTCGGCATGCTGCTGTTCTTCATCATCGCCCTGCTGGCGCAGGTCAACCCACCGGCCACGCCAGACATCGCTCAACCCGGCAACATCGTCGTAAGCGCAGCCTGGCCGGAAGGTTCCAACGACGTCGACTTGTGGGTGCAGCACGCAGGAGACATAGCCGTCGGCTACAGCAACAAGTCAGGAAAGGTGTGGTCGCTGCTGCGGGACGACCTCGGCAATGTGAACGATACAACGCCGATGAATTTCGAGTCCGCATTCTCGCGCGGACTTCCGGACGGAGAGTATGCCGTCAACGTGCGGTGCTTCTCTTGCTTCGGCAAGTTTCCAGTGCCGGTTGCCGTCGAAGTGCGGCTGGCCACTGGCGAGCTTATCTGGCGCGGCGTCGTCGAGCTAGTCGCCAATAAGCAAGAGCGAACCGCTGTTCGGTGGCGGATGGCTGGTGGGCGGGTTGTCAGGGACAGCGCGTCGAGCGTGTTCAAGAAGATGAATCGGGGAGAGTGATGGATCTGAGACTTGGGGATTGCTTGGAGATCCTGCCGACCCTAGCGGACGGCAGCGTCCAATGTGTCGTGACAGATATCCCATACGGCGAGGTATCACAGAAGAGTTCCGGCCTTAGAAAGTTGGATCGCGGCAACGCCGACACATGCAACCTAGACCTTAGCACAATGGTCGATGAATTGGTGCGCGTCTGCTCTGGCTCGTTCTACATTTTTTGCGGAACGGAGCAGATAAGCGAACTTGTTTCGCACTTCCGCCAGCACAAGATCACGACGCGAGTCGGCGCGTGGGAGAAGTCAAACCCCTCTCCGATGAACGGAACGCGCCTATGGATCAGCGGACTTGAGTTCTGTGTGTTCGCCCGCAAGGCCAACGCCACATTCAACGAGCACTGCCAGAAAGCACTTTGGCGCGCACCGTCAGGACATGCCAAGGTTCATCCAACGCAGAAGCCGACCGCATTGATGGAGCGCCTCATTAAGGCGTCGACAAACCCCGGAGACACCGTTCTCGACAACACGATGGGCAGCGGGACAACGGGGATTGCTTGCCGCAACACGGGGCGCAAGTTTATCGGCATCGAGGTCGATCCGGAATACTTTGCCTTAGCGCGCGAGCGGATAATCCCGACAAACGACAACACTCCAGCCGACTTGTTCAAGGACGCAGCATGACCATAGCCATAACAATCGGACTCCTCCTCGTCCTGGCCATCGGCGCCGTCGCATTCTTCGGCACGCGTAGACAGGCTGTAGCGTTCGCTCTGGTCGCCGCGGCAGCCTTTCCGCTACCCATGGCCGCCTTGGGACATGCAACCCCTACAGCCCCGTCTGGCGGCCCGCTGACGGTGCTTGGCGCGCGCATCGACGTGGACAAGGCAATCTACGTCATGGTGGACGGGCCGCAACCAAAACTCTACGTCCTGCCGTACAGCGAACAGGCGGCCAGCAAGCTGCAGAAGGCCATGGACGGCACGGCTGACGGTGAAGGCACTGTGACGATGGAGATGGGCGCCGACGGCACGCCAGGCTTTGCCGAAGAGACACCGCCGCCGGAGAAGCCGAAGGCACAGAACGAAACAGCGATTATTGGAGGGTTGTGACTTGGAGTACGTATCAAGGACGCCGTCGACTACTGACGCAGCAAGGCCACCTGAGCCGCGACGACTTACTGACGCTGTGGCGACGATGCGCGATGACATAGCGATAAGCGTTATGCGCCAGATGCTAGACAAGAACCATGCGTTGTTCAAAGACCAGCACTATCTTGCCGCCCAATCGTACCGTGTCGCCGACGCAATGCTGGCCGCTCGTCGTGGATAACCTCACAACCGGCTGGCTAACCATCGGCGCGGCATTCGTCGGCCTCATGGCCGCAGTTGGGCTTTACTGCAAATGGGCGCTGCTGCGGCTCGACAAGGAAGACGCCGCAGCCAACGCGCGACAGAAGGGGATTTTGTGAATGGTGACGAAAGTCGAAGAAGTGGCGCGGGCGATCCTCGCGAAGGTTCCTGCCGGATACGGAATGACGGAGGCAGAGGCCGCCGTCTATGCACGAGCCGCAATCGAGGAAATGCGCGTGCCAACCAAAGCGATGCTTGAAGCAACCGAAGAGGTAGTCGTCGGCTATGACGATTTCGCATGCGGTGACGGCACGCTTTACATGCACCACGATGACGCAGAGTCCGCGTGGCAATCCATGATCGACGCAGCCCTAAACGAAAAGGAATCCTAATGCTTGAGATCCTGCAATACGCGACGTCCGGCTTCTGGACGTTCATCGGGTGCTTTCTCCTCTTCGGGCTTGTCGTCCGCGGAGGCGTCGCGGTGCTCGCCCTGACATTCGCAGCTGCCTCTGGACGCAAGGACCCCGCATGACCGCACTACCGAAAGAAGAGCTTGAGCACCGCGTCGCGGTCTACCTGAAGCACAACAGCGAACGGAAGGCCGCAGACGAGCTAGGCATCGCGAAGTCGTCGCTCAACGCATCGCTGAAGCGTGCGGCGGAGATCGGCCTCATGGGCACGGCGCCTGTGTTGCCTGGGTTCAAGATTGCCAAGATCAGCAACGGCCCGCATGGCGACTACATCCAGCAGAAGCCAGACATCGGCGCGCCGTATTCGCCGATCGACACGCTTGCCGTCAAGGGCCGCACGACGTGGGCGGACATCCAGCCAGACGGCAGCCGCGTGGCTCGCCGTGAAGTCATCATGGAGCGGGCGGACAAGGACCGCACGGCAGCGCTGTCGGCTGCCATCAAGGAGGAGTTTAGCCAGTACAAGGGCTACGCCAAACTCGTACCTCCGCCGGCCGACACATATGCAGACTTGTGCACCTACTACCCGATTGTCGACCCGCATATCGGCATGCTTGCTCACTGGAAAGAGACGGGCGAGTCAAACGACCTGAAGATCGGCACTAGCCGCGTTGGTGGTACGCTTCAGAAGCTCATCGGAAGATCTCCAGAATCCGAAACCGCCGTCATCATCAATACCGGCGATTTTTTCCACGCAGACGACCAGCGCAACGTGACGCCTGCCTCAGGCCACCAGCTGGACGTCGATGGACGCGATCACAAGGTGAAGTGGGCCGGCGTGAACCTTCTGCGCACGACGATCGACCTGGCGCTACAGAAGCACAAGAAAGTCGTCGTCAAGAACCTGAAGGGCAACCACGATCCGGAGTCAGCCAAGTGGCTGAACATCTCTCTTGGCATGTTCTACTGGGACGAGCCGCGCGTCGAGATAGATCCGGACGATGGAAACAACGACCACTTCTTCCACCTGTTCGGCGTCAACTATACAGGCGCGACGCACGGGCACACGATGAAGCCTGACCGCATGTACGTCATGATGGCCGAAGACAACCCGGATTACTGGAATGCTTCGCTCTATCGCTGGTGCATCTTCGGTCACATTCACCACGAGACGAAGAAGCAAATCGGCTCGTTGATTTGCGAATCGTTCAGCCAGCCGGTTCCGAAGGATGCGTACGCACACAGCCACGGATACCGATCTGGCAGCGCCATGCAGTCTGTGACGCTGCATGCGCAGGACGGCGAAAGCGACCGCGTCATCGTGCGCTTCCCGCCCGTTCGTCAGGCGCGCGTTGCAGCAAACGACAACGGCAAGAAGGAGATGGCGGCTTGAGCGTGGATTTGAAGAAGCGATACGAAGAAATCCAAGTGAGCATGGCATCGCGCGGCCAACTTGACGAGTTCCTTCCGCCCCATCTTTGGGAGGAGTTGCGCCAGAGGCTGCAGCGCCTTTACCGCAAGGCAACGGGCGAGCCAACAGCGACGCTTCACGTCGAACTATAACCACACCAACGCCGGCCACCACCCGGCGCCACACCACAAGAGGAGACAAGCATGAGCAAGACATTTGCTGTCGCGGACCTGCACGGCAGGCACGACCTACTCGTCGCCGCAATTGAGCGGATCGAGCAGTCGAGCCATAGCGGCGGAACTATCGTCTTTACTGGAGACTACGTAGATCGAGGTCCAGCTAGCCGGCAAGTCGTCGAAACACTGATGGCCGGCCCGCAGACTCCGGGCTGGAATTGGGTATGCCTTCAGGGAAATCACGAAGAAATCATGATGGCCGGATGCCTTGGTGTCCTGCATTGGTGGCTTCCGAATGGAGGAGGTGCGACGCTCGTCTCATACGGGGCCAGGGAAGGCGGCAGCGCAAGAGATGCCATCGCACTGGTTCCCGAAGAGCATCTCAGTTGGATGTACGACCTGCCGCTTTACTACGAGGACGCGCACCGCGTCTTTGTCCACGCTGGAGTCGACGAGACACTGGACTTGGCCGACACGCCATCGAAGTTTCTGCAATGGCATAGATACGATCGCGAATACCCGCACGGCTACCGCGGCAAGCACGTCGTCCACGGCCACGAACAATATGAAGATGGGCCAGTTCTTCACAGCGGCAGATCCGACTTCGACACGTTCGCATGGTATACGGGGCGCCTAGTCGTCGGAGTGTTCGATGACGCAGCCCCCGGCGGCCCGGTCTCGACAATCGAGATTGTTGGCCCTTCATTCAACCAGATGACGGAGATGCGCCATGCAGCATAGCCACCCCACCGAAGACGCATTCATGGTTCCAGGCATGGGCGCGCAGCCCGTGCCTGTGAAGGAGTGGGTGGCGGCGAATGATAATGTTGCGGACGGCAAGACGTACCCAGTCGGCCATGAGGAGCCAGTCGCCGGACGGATGGATCGCGGAATGATGCGCGAAAAGCCTGCGCCAGTTGAACTTCCGGCACGTTTTTCTGGAGTTTCGAAAGCGGTTGGCTACTGGCCGCCGAAGAGGGCCGGCGACCCGAACGGCTGTGCTGACGATCTGGTAACGACGACGTTTGCGCCGCTGGAGTCGGTTGGCTGGTTCGCTGTGCAGGCCAACTCGCCAGGCAATAGTAACCCGTTTGGCGGGATTGGCGAGCGCCACGGCTCGTTCATGCAGACCTACACCGGCCGCAAGTTCTGGCCAATGGACCCGCGACCCCAGGAAGTCAACATCCGCGACATCGCGCACTCTCTGTCGATGCAGTGCCGATATGCTGGCCATTGCCGCCGATTCTACAGCGTTGCCGAACACAGCGTACATATCGCGCGCTGGCTGGTTGGCGTCAACAAGCAAGCCGCCATCTACGGCCTGCTGCACGACGCCAGCGAAGCGTTCCTCATCGACGTGCCGCGTCCGGTCAAGCCATACCTGACCGGCTATCGTGACGCCGAGGAGCGCGTCATGGCGTCTGTGTTGGTGCGCTTCGGGCTTGGCCAAGACGTGCCGCCGATCGTCAAGGAGGCAGATGACCGCATCCTGGCCGACGAGCTCGTCAATTTGGTGCGGATGCAGTGGCACGCGCGGCACGACGATCCGCTGGGCGTGACGCTGCAGTACTGGTCGCCGGCCGAGGCTGAGGAAGAGTTTCTGGAGACGTTCAAGGCGCTTGGCGGGGAGGTGGTTTGATGGAAGATAAAAAGCACCAGAATACATTGCTGCCACATGACAACAAGTTCCATAAAGGAAATGGAGACGACGGGAAGCACTACTGGCTGACGCCTCCATACCTTTACGAAGAGTTGGACGCGCAACACCATTTCGATTTTGACCCGTGTCCGTTTCCTAAGCCCGAAGACTTCGATGGACTTACATGCGAGTGGGGAGAGTCCAGCTACGTCAATCCTCCGTTCGGCTCCATCATGCACAACGGCAAGAAGAAAGGGCCTACTGCGTGGGTCAGGAAAGCCATAGTTGAGCAACAGAAGGGCAAGCGCGTCGTGTTGGTTTTCCCGGTAGACAAGTGGCTGCTAATGCTTGTCGAGGCTGGAGCCAAGATTAGCAATCTTGGCGACGTTAAGTGGCTGGCTACAGAAGACGGCTCTGAAGGCAAGGGCACTGGTCGGCACATCGCCTGCTTCGTTCTTGAGCCATCCGCTGCTTCGCCAGTTGCAGCCAAAAACGATAACCGGCCAGACGATCTATTCTCGGAGGCAGCATGACCAACGCCATCCGCCCCGGCGACGAGGTCGTCTGCATCGACGACAGCACCTACACCGAACAGTACCTCGGCATTCGTGCCTGGGAGACCTACACCGTCCGCTGGATTGGCCCGTGCCGCTCATACCTTGGCGGAGACTATATCGGCGTGCGGCTGGCAGGCATCAATCGCGGCGTGTGTCCGCAGTTCGGCGAGCAAGACCCGCCGTTTCGTGCGTCGCGGTTACGGCCGTTGGTTGGCGCGAACGACAACAGCAAGGTGAAGAAGGAGGAGTTGGTGTGATGGAGATGCCGGAGGATATCCTGCAGACGGCGCGCAAGATAGCGTTTGCCGACGGCGGAGAGCCAGGGTGCCACATAGAGTACATGATGGCCACAGCAATCAACGCCGAGCGCGAACGCGGAAAGATCAAGATAGCGCAAGCATACCAGGCGCTACTAAACGTGCCGACAGCAAGCGATTCCGAGGTCGCGCGTCTTCTGGATTACCTGCTTGGTGATGAAGTAGACGAAGACTTTCTGCCTTGGCCGCGCCAAGCAAACAACGAGGAGACGGTATGACCGCACACGCATTCTACACGCCATGGGGCGACCTGACGGACGTTCCGCAGGTTGGCACCACGCTGAAGGAACTTGGCGAACTCATGGGCATGGATATGTCCACACCCGCCAACGACAACAACCCCGCACCAGCACCCGACGCCAGCGTCATCCTGCCACACGGCACGATCTGGCCAGCCGAAGACAACTATCCGGACGTCGTCGCCTTCACTGGCCAGGCTGGCGCCGGCAAGTCCACAGCCACGCGCTTTCTCGTCGAAGAGCTAGGCTACACGCTGGTCAAGTTCGCCGGCCCGCTCAAGGACATGATGCGCGCCATTGGTCTTGGAGAGGACCAGATCGAAGGGGAGTTCAAGGAGGCGCCGACCGTCTATCTGTGCGGCCACACTCCGCGGCACGCCATGCAGACCCTCGGCACAGAATGGGGGCGCAAATGCATCGGCGATGACTTCTGGGTTGGAATCTGGGCCAGCCGTGTTGCCACAGTGCTGAAGCAGGGCGGACGCGTCGTGGTTGACGATTGCCGGTTCGCCAATGAGGCTGTTGCCATCCGCAAACTTGGCGGCGACATCCTGGAGATCGTCGGTCGCGGCGGCATTGCCAGCGGGCACGAGTCGGAACGTGGGTGCGGCGATCGTGATGCTGTTGTCGTCAATGACGGCACGCTAGACGAACTGGCCGTGCGCGTGAAGGAGGCGCTGGAGCGGTATGGTTAGCCGCGCCAGTTTATGGAGTTTGCCGTAGTTTACGAGCCCGCTTGCTAACCGCAGGCGGGCTTTTACCGTCTTGACAAATTTGTTGCGGCGGCTTATAAGCTGCTCACCACAACAAGAGGAGATTGCGAGATGGAAAGAAGACATACGCCTGGGCCTTGGACCGCAGGCGAAGGCGCATACAGCGGCGGCGTCTACTGCGACAATGCGCTCGGATCGAGAGTTGCTATCGTCTATGGCAAGGGGCAAGACTATTCTGTCTTTTCCCGCGGAGAAGAGGAAGCCAACGCCGCGCTCATTGCAGCAGCGCCTGATTTGCTGCATGCCCTCCTGTGCCTAAAGGAGTGGGTCGATGACCATGCCGTGAAGCCTGCGGAAATAGCGGAATTACAGACCGCTCGTGCCGCAATCGCCAAAGCTGAGGGCCGCGCATGACAATGACGCACAAGGAAGCGATCGATCGGGTGATGGGTGACTCGCCGTGGGATCATGACTACGACGCAGCCAAAAAGCAGATCCGCGCCTACGTCGAAGCGCGCGGGCTGGCGCTGGTGCCGAGGGATGATGTGACTTCCGAAATGATCGCTGCCTACGACAAGGCAGAATGGTTGAAGCGAAGCGATATGATGAGCCCGACTCCAACAGAAGAGTATGAGGCTGGCGGAGGACCGATCGGTTACGGTCTTCGTGCCGCCATTGCCGCCGCGCCGGATCCGTTTGAGGAGGGCGAGTGCGGAGATGCAGAAGAAGTCGACATCGGGTCGCCATACCGAATAGGAGATGAGCCGTACTAGAGACGGAACGCCACCAGAACCAACCGCCTAGCGCGGGCCAACACGAGGAGATGAGATGAGCGAAAAGAACGAAGGAATGTGCGTCGGCGGGCAGCAGCACGGAACGATGGTGTCGTGCTGCGGATCAATGCTTCAGTTCACCAAGATGCAACCGGCGCCAGCCACGTTTGAATGGGGCGACATTGGCGCTACTGGAAAGCTTGACATGGAAACGTATTTCTTTGAGACGATTCGCTTCCAGAACGGAGAGGTTAACTTCTGGAGGAATGAGCGACTTACGACTGCGCTGGACGCGGTCGAGTTCATGTTCAATCTGGCAGCAAAGCGTCAGCCAACCTAGCCCGCTTCTGCGGGCTTTTTCATGTGTGCAGATTTTGTACGTTTACTCGCCTAAACGAGTACAGTTTCACGCTATGTTCTGCACACCAACGCGGCCACAAGCTAGACCGCAATTCACCAAGTCATTGATTTTTTAGTAGAAAAATGGTGCTGCTAGAGAGACTCGAACTCTCGACCTCTCCCTTACCAAGGGTCGGCTTTAATGTGCGAAAAGCTTTGTGCGGTATGGGATGCGCGATGTTCAGGAATTGGCTTGTACGGATTTTGTACAAAACTGGCCATTGAGCAAAGAAAAGCCCGCAATCGCGGGCTTCTCGTCGTTAGGCGGCGCCGAATAGGTCTGGCGTGGGTGGGGTGTTGTCGTTGGCTGGTGGCGCGACAAAGAGATCGCCTTGGGAGTATGCCTTCTCAATCCGGCGGCAGGCGATGTCAAAATAGGTTGGCTCACGTTCAATGCCGATGAATGAGCGGCCAGCCTTAACGCACGCCACGCCAGTCGTGCCGCTACCCATGAACGGGTCTAGGATTGTCTTGGCGTCCTTCACAAAATCAAGGCACCAGGCCATCAAGGCAATGGGCTTTTGCGTTGGGTGCTCTTTGCCGTCTTGCATCGCTTTTGATCTGGCGTAGGTGAATATCCTTGCCGCCTTGTTCTGCGAGGACCAGGCGAATTCGCCGTCGGCAAGCGAGAACTCACGCTGGCCCTTGTCCCACACGAGCCACTGCATTGTCGGAGGAAGGTAGTCCGTGAAGTAGTTACCGCCCCAGATGATCTGGTGCTTTGAAATCGAACGCATCGTGTCGAATAAATCTCTCGACGGCCGCTCCGTGTCCCATCCAGGCGCTCCGTAGTCTACCCAACCTGACGCCTCTGAGTTTCTGTCTCTGGCGGCATTTATCCCATAAGGCGGGTCCGTCACAACGGCGTCAACGCGGCCCAGTCCGGCCATCACTTCCATGCAGTCGCCATTGTACAGCGTGCAATCGCCAATCTTCTCAACCCGCATTTCGCTTCCTCTCCAAATCCGTCCTTCGTCCCGTCCCCTTCGCCAGCCGTCCAGCCCAAGCAAGCGGATCTTCTAACCACGGAATAAACCTCCATGCATCCGGCACTGGAAGCTTGTTGATTGCCTCAATCAACGGCTCTTGCGGCACGTTGGTATAGTGGCGGCTCATGTCGTCCGCAGCGTGACCAAGGATCTGGTCCTTGATGTACGGGTGCACCCCGGCCACAACCAAGCCTGTGCTAACCGAATGCCGTCCGGTGTATGGCGATATGTCCTTGATTCCTGTCCGGCGGCGTGCGCCATTGATGGCAGACTTCAGCCCGCCGCCGCCTTTGCCTTCGGTGTCGGTGATGATGTCCGTGTACGGCTCACCACGCGGCGTCCTGAACAGACGATCGTCAGCGCCCAAGCCGGGCCTGCGCAACAGCGACTCGAAGATCGGCACCAAGAACTCGTGTATGGGCACGCCTCGAGGCTCGCCGGTCTTGGTGTGGCGAAGTGTGATCCATCGTCCAGGAACGTCCACCTCGCCGGCCGTAAGTGCGAATAGCTCAATTGGCCGCATCCCGGTATAGAACAGCGTCGTCATCACCATGGCCGGCGCTGGCGACATTGCCTCGACGAAACGCGCGGCGCGCTCGTAGTCAACGGGCGCCGTCCCGGATCGCTTGGCGACAAGTCGCACGACGTTCGTTCCTTTTGCCTTCTTTGGTCGCGACCACTGGCGCACGTCGGCCCAGCCATTCTTCACAGCATGATTCCACACCGCAATGAATGGCGTGTAGCACTGGCGATTGCGCGTCTCTGCTGTGGCCAGCGGGTAAAGCTTGCGCGCCGCCTCATCGAGGTCGTTCTGCTTGATGTCTTTTAGCTTGCGGTCGTAGAAGTGGCCTAGTAGCCCGCTTGTGGGCGTACCAATGAAGCGCAAGTCGCCGCCCGCGTCGTTGTACGAGTCGACAGCGTCTGAAAAGTCGCGCGTCGCTTTCGGGCCGTAAACGTGGTCACTGACCAGTCCGGCCTCTTTCTTTATGCGGATCGCTTCCGCGACTTCTTTGTCGTTGCTGCCAGTAGTTTCGCGAACTTTTTGTCCGTGGACAGTGCCAGAGATCCACCAGACCTTGCCGCGCTTGTAGAGCTTGAGGGGCATCGCAAAACATCCTTGATTGATTCAATGTCTGTGTCGGTGAACAGAATATCGCGGCCGCGCACCATGCAAAGTCCGTGCTGCTTTGCCAGCTTTGCCACGCCGCGATTCGTCAGTCTGAGGTGTGCCGAAGCTTCGGCCAGGGTGTAGATTGCGCCGGGGGGTGTGTTGTCGTTGTCGTGCGGTCTGGTCATGGGCGCACCACGGCGACGGTGACCGCGTAAATGCCTATGGCGGCGATTACGATGCCGGCAAGAATAAATGGGTGCTCAGTTATCATCCACCAATTCATGCAAGCCTTGCTGTATTGCATGATCGCATTTTCACAGATGTTCATTCCCCCATCTCCTTTATAGCGGCGCGGCCGGCGATCTTGCAGCCTTTCGAGGCTAGGTACGAGCGAACTTCATCCTCAAGCGACTTTGGGCAGTCAAACGATATGCTGACTAAATCGCGAGACTTCCGCCACCGCCTGATAAGGGTGTCAATCGACAGAATCTCCTTCACGTCAGGATCGCGGCCCTGGTAGAACAGGCCTTCGATTTCCGATGTGTCATAGGTGGCTTCTGGGTCAGGAGCGTCTTCGAATAGATCTTGTTCCCAATACCAGTCATCGCTTGGCCATCCTTCTTCAAGCCATGCGGCCAGCTCGTGTCCCTTGATCTTCATTCCCCGTTCTCCTTTGCCTTGCGGATGGCGGATGCGAAACGGCGATGCTCTCGCGCCATCATCTCATGGTGCTGACTTTCCCAGCCGCAGGCCTCGTGTTCCGCTGCGCAGTCATCGTGATGCTTCGCCGCCATCTCCATGCCGTCAACACGGGCGGTGGAGAGGACGACACGGAGGCGTTCGATTTCGTAGGCTGCTTTCTTGACCGCAGCTTCGATGTCTTGGTCGTATCCGCACGAGCAGACGTATTCGCGTCCGGTGCAGCCACGTTCGTGATCGCGCGTCGTGAAGTCCAGCAGTTCTTTGACGATGTCCGTCATCACTTCCCCTCCATATAAGCGCGGGCGGCGCGGAAATCGTCGTCAGATGGCCTAATACCAAATCTCCACCCAGATACTGACGTTGGATCGTGATCTTTGACGATCCACTTAGAGAGCGGCTCGATCACCCTCTCAGCATCAGCCAGGCGCTTCTCAAGCTCGGCGATGCGGGCTTCGGCGGCTTCGGCGCGGGCGCACACTGCATTGAACCGTGGCGTGCCGTTCTCGTGGAAAAGCCGCTCCCGTTCCTCGATCCTTCCGCGCTCCTCTGCTGCGGCGAGGGCAGCTTGTGCGTCGGAAAGGGGCTCCGGAAGCTGAGCGACGGTAGCCGCAGCGGTGTAGATGTCAGGCCGATCGCCGGCCATGTGAACGCAGCCGGTGCTGTCCGTCCACATCCATGCGGCGGGCTCGATGTGTTGGGTCATGTGCGCTCCAGTGCTGCTCGAACGACAGTGAGCATTTTCATCTCGTCGTTCGGGATATATCCATCCTGATCGCAGTCAGCATCGGCGCGGTTGTCGAAGTATTCATCGCACTCCAGTAGCGCCGCCATCAGCCTCTCGTTCTCGGAGGCTAGGTCTGGGGCGGGCGTGAGGGCGGATAGGATGCGCGCCTCGTAGTCGGCTTGCGCTGCGGCCTTGGCGGCTTGAAGGGACCGATAGACTGTGTCACTTGAATTGGCTTCTGGGTTCCAGCAGAATAGTGCGCCATCCTCGATTTCCCATGCGATATAACGACCGGCCGTCGTATTGGCGCACCAATATCCCTTGGTTCGGTATAGCACCCACTCCAGCGGCTTCACCTTCACCGCCGGCCCAGGCATGGCAGCAAGGGCGGCGGTGAGAATGCGCTCTATCTGCGTCATCGTTAAGCCTGGAGCGGCTTTCCAGCCGGACTCGATTGCTTCCTTCGTGATCATTCCATTCCCCCATTGCGCCGATGCGCGGCCAGCATTTCGATACAGCCGAATGCAAACGCCGCTAACGCGACGCAAGCAATCGGCAGGATGACGAAGGTGGCGGTGATGGTCATTGTATCGCCACCAAGATGCCGGCGAAGACAAGCCATCCCCATCCTTCGCGGCCACAGAACGCCAGAACGGATGCTCCGGCGAAGGCCGTCGCTGCAGCGATGTATCTCGCGGCGTGCCAGTCCATCACGCAGCCCTCCGCCCACGCCGATTGTCATTGGCGGCACGTCTTGCCGCTTCACGGCTTGCCGTGACGGCGCCGGGAATGTTCAGCGACTGGCCGGTGCGTGCGGCGACTTCGCGAGCCACGGCCTCGAGTTTGGTGCTGGCCGCTTCATTGGCTGCGGCGATCGACATGATGGCGCCGGCCGACGTGCCTTGCGCGATGAATTCTTGTGCTGTGAGGATGTTGGTCATGGTGGTCTCCTTGTGGTGGTTGCAGGTGGTGACGGCTGGAATGGTGGTTAGCCGCACACATCGCCGTAGCGCGAAGGGATTGAGCGTCGTCCCGTCCAATCATCAGAGCGGTAGATTCCCATCCCGCGCTCGACTGCCTTCCGTACTTCGTCGACTTCTTTCTGGTCGAACTTCTTGGGGTCGAACACGAAGCCAAACTTCACGAGCGCTTCATCGATTCCGCTAGCGCAGATCGTGACCCCATGCCGATACTTGGCGTAGTCCCGCATGGCACCAATAGCCGTCCGCCGCATCTCGACTTCTTCGTGCAGTTCAGCCTCCGCCATGGTGGCGAATACTTTCCCGTCAGAGGTCTGGTAAACTTTCGTCAGTTCCTTGATGGTCATCAGTGGTCTCCTTGTGGTGTGGAATTTGTCAACGTGGTTAGGCGAGCCAAAGAAACAGCGCTGCGCCGGCCGCAACCAGTGCAGCCAGTTCAGCGGCGAAGCGCATGGCGTCGCCGAGCTCGTTGACGATGATGGACTGGACGGTGGTGTGGGTGCTGGTAGTCATGCTGCACCGCCTTCTTCAGCTGCGGCAAGCTTTGCTTCGTCGGCCGTCACGACGTTGGCTAGCCAGTAGACCTCGAACGTCCCGCCAGTCAGTTCAGCCAGCCGGTAAGCCTCGTCGTTCGCCCCGCCAAACGTTCCATGCTCGAACGGATCCTGGCGCGGGTGGATGCGGCCGTCTTCATGGCGGCGGAATACGAAATGCCCGCCGCCGAGCATTTCGCTCTTGCGTGCGGGCCGGGGCTTGCTGTGGGCCTTGGACTTGTGGTCAGCGCGGCGCATGGGCTCGGCGCTTCCTGCTGCGGTAGCTGCAGGCACGTGCTCGTCGTCAATGACGAGGCTGCTGGGTCTGATGTGCATGATTGGATCTCCTCTGGAGAGTTGTGGTGTGTTCCGGCACTGGTGGTTGCCAGTGCCGGTTATGCGATGCTGTGGTGAGTTAGGCGGCGCGACGAGCGTCGCGCGCTGCGATCATGGCGGCAACGTTCTTGCCAAGGTCGCGAACCTTGTCCTTCCAGACGTGGCGCGGAATGTACCGGGCTGCGCCGGCCTTGACGGCAGCGTGCGCATCGTCATCCGCAATGCGGGCAACGGTCATGTCGAGCTTGTCGGTATACTGGATGCATTTCATCTTGGTCTCCTCAGAAACGGCCTAGCCGTGTGGTGGCCTGCCGGTTAGCAGGTGAGGAGATGTATAAGACTTGGTGCGTTACGTGTCAACTTGTATTTTGTGCGCAACGCACCAAGCAAGAAACAACGCTTACATTAGTGGCCGATAAGCACCAACGGCCACGCCGACGATCTCGACGAGCGTATCTGTTTCCTGGCTGTCCATGGGGATGGCGGTCTGTTCTTCAAGGTCTCGGCTGTCCGTCAGAAGCTCGCCGTGGTCATAAACCTTTACCGTGTGCTCGCGCAGGCCGGCGCGCGATCGCTGACAGTCGACGAGCTGGCCGTCTCGCAATCCAGCACTATATTGGTCGTATCGGATGAATATGGCGTACTCGCCGTCGGCTATGCGGTTGTTGACGCTATTGCCGACCACGCGGCGGGCGTACTGGTGTGCGGCCGGATAACCGGCTACGGCAGGAATAAGATCAGGCTCGCTATCGTCAAACGGCATATCTTCCCCCTCGAGCCACAGGCCGCCGGCCGCCTGGCCGTAAACCGGGACGGTGAGGACCGCGACTTCATCTTGGTCATGTTGATCGGTATCAGCGTCGTGCTTTGAAAGTTCCCCTCCTGCCGCGATTTGTGAATCGTCAATTGCGATTCGCGCGACAGAATCAGAAGAATACGCACCTTTATGGTTCGCTAGCAAATCCAAACAAAGCAGGTGATTTATTGGTGTGTGGAAGGCGCGGCTGTAAATTGCGGCCTGCGCCTTGTCGAACTCGCGTTCTCCGGACTCGTGACTTTTATAGGTATTATAGTTCCACCCGTGATTGCGGGCCGCTTCCGTTCGGTTCAGGCCTGCCGCCTTACGAGCCTCTGTAAGACGTCGCGCCATTTCTTTTTTGATGTTGATTTTTGCCATGCGCGGCCTGTACCACATTTTTTTGGTACGCGGCGCACTTTTTCTATTGACGAGTTGGTGCGTTGGGTATACAAACTGCGCCATAGGCCAACCCAAGACGGCCTTAAAGAAGAAAAAGAACCAGCAGCCCGATAAGAGGCGAAGAGCGGCGAAGGAGAACGACAATGCGGCAGGAACACAAAGACGACAGAAGAAGACGCGCCGATGTCAGGGCGCAAAGAAGAAGACATTTAGGGCGGGCGAGGGGTCCGCCGTGACGGGCCGCGGGAGATGGGAACCCGCGGCCTTTTTCTTTTAAGTAGGGACGCAATCCAGCGGCCACACCACCACAGAGGAGATACCATGTACATGACAGCACAGAGAAAGCCGGTAGTGGTCGAGACAAAGCGCCGCGCGCTTTCCCCAAAGCAGGCGGCGGAAGCGCTGTTTACCAAGCGCGCCGCACAGTTGGTAACGCCGGCAAAAAACAATGTTGAACTCGCACCCACGGTCGCATTTGGGGTGACGTCAGAGGTCGTTCTTCTGGGGCCAGAGGAAGCACGATACATCAGAGACAACCACCACTTCGACAGGCAGCGCAAGATTTCCCGAAGCAATGTAGAGCGACTGAGCCACGAAATTCGGGCCGGACGACTTATCCCCGGAATGCAGATCTACCTGTGCGTTATGCCAGATGGCAGCATGGTTCTGGTTAACGGGAACCACACATGCGAAGCGATTGCTGACGCTGGGATCCCCCAACCAATCACGATGACAAAAATGAACGTGGCCGACCTCGATGAGGCTGGGCGCATCTATGCCGTGTTCGATACGCAAAAAGCACGTAGCTGGATTGACAGCCTAAAAGCCACTGGCGCGGCTGATGACATCATGTCTAGCGCGGTAGCAATGAGAGTTCTTTCCGCTATTGGCGCAATCGAAAACAAGTTCGATCAGGCTGGCCGCGCTAGGGTTGCTCAGTCTCGAATTGACCGCTTCGAGAAGATGTCGGAATACACCCAAACTGTCGAACTTGTGGTTGCCGCGGCAGTAGGCGGTCAGATCGACACCAAGCGGTTCCTATATCGCTCACCCATTCTCTCTGTCGTTCTAGTCACGTTCCGGTATCAGCCATCTCTTGCTGCAGAATTCTGGCGAGACTTCTTGCTTGATGATGGACTTCGGGCTGGGATGCCGGCAAAAGCACTTCTCTCATATTTGCGAAACAACCGCCTTTACGGCCCAGATGGACGAAAGCTTCAATCGCGCGCCGCTGCGCTTGCATGGAATGCCCACTTCGATGGGCGCGACATAGACCACGTAAAGCCGAACTCATTCACCAGTTTCAACATCAAGGGCACACCTTACGCAAAGGGCATCTGCTGAATTGCCGAGTGGCGCGGCTAACCACCGAAACTAAAAACGGGGCTTAACGTGCCGGCACCACCCGTACACAAGCCCCGTTTAAGAACTTGGGTCAACGCCCCACCACAGAGCTCGCCAAATTCAGAGGAGACCACATGGGAACCCAAGTGGTAACGCCGTCTATATACCGCACCACAAGCGGCAAGTCAAGCCATCTCGGCCAGGACCACCACGTGCGCTATCTCTCCCTCGGCCAGCACGCAAGGCCACGTCGCTATGCGACCAGTGTCGTCGCCGCGCACGAGCACCGTGTTGCCGTCAGCCGGCCGCAGGCGCGGGTTGACCCACATATGCCGACCGTCAACTCGAGCCGCGTAGGTGCCGGCAACTGCGGGCTTGGCGTAGCCGCTGGCGTACTTGTCGATCGCCAGGCTGGACGCCGTGCCGCGCGCCATGACGGGAGCGCCCATGTCAGGCAGCTTCGTCGTGCCCGTGCTCACCTTCGCCTCCTCGGCCAACACGGCGACATCATCGACGCTCGCATTGAGGAATGCCGCGATCGCCGGAAACATCTTGGGCCGCGGTGCGACTCCGGTCTTCCACGAGTTGAAAGCCTGCTGACTGAAGCCGAACTTGGCGGAAAGCTCCTTTTCCGTGAGCCCGCATGTATTCTGCCTGTGCCGCAGCATTTGCGCCAGGCGTGTGTTTTTCTTGGTCATGTGGTTCCTTCGCGTTTTACCATCTTGACAAATTTGTAACCATGACTTATAAGCCACGGACGATGCCGACCGACTTAACAAATTTGTTGACGTTGGTCAATGCGGTGAGAGCCGTAAAGTTCCAACACCACCACAACGAGAGGAGACCACATGAGCATCTTCAACAAGATCATCGAGGCCGAACACGCCGACGACTACAGACTTGGAATTCCGGCGAAAGATGCCGCACATTTCTTGCGCCGCATGACGGCGATGGACAACATGCGAGGAGGTAACGGCTTCATCAAGCCGCCGAAAGAGCTTCGCAAGGACGCGCAAGGCATGACGCGCGGCGAGCGAAAGCGAGTGCTGCGAGCCGCGACAAACGCGAAAGTCAGCGAGAATCGCGATCCGGAATTCATGCACAGCGTGGCGCGCCGTCGCGCAGCCGTCTAACCACCACCACCACAGAGGAGGCACAGCGTGAACTCACTTAAGGTTTTCGCAGGAGTCGGCGCCATCGCAGCGCTTGTTTTTTTCGCGCCGCTTATCGGAGTCGTTTTTGGCGCGTTCTCCGGCTTCATTGTCGGACTGTTCTTCGAGCAGACAATCACCGAATTCATGACGCGCGCAGGCTTTGAGATGGCCGGTTACCATGTCTGGCAGATTGGTGCCGCACTCGGCTTCCTCGGCGCATTCTTCCGGTCGCCGCAGGCCGCCACGGCAAAGTAACCACCACCACAGAGGAGACCACATGAGAACCAAGCTTTACGAAGACATGCGAAAAATCGACGACCTTTCTTTCACCTTTGGCGCTATGCGCCGCATCACGCGACCCGTTGGCCACAGCGGGTCGATGAAGACCGCAACTTGGCGTGGTCGCGTCTTGCCCGTCGCCGCCAACGACAACAAGAAGACCACCCGCATGGTTGCCTACAACGGCGGTTGCAGCACGACGTCAGGCATGGTTCCGGTATCGGTCCAGCGCCTTTCGTTCCTCGACTGTGCACAGGTGGCAGCATGATCAACCCGGACAACCACGAATATTTCGAGCCCGGCGACGCCGTCCGCACCGTCCAGAATCCGCATCTCACCGGCCAGGTCATCAACGAACGAGACTGGGGCGGCGAGTATCAGGTCCGTCTTGCCGACGGCATGACGGTTCAGTGGTTCAAGTACTACGAGATCGAGCTCGACGAGGACGACGCCGAGGAAAACGAGAACATCATCAGCTTGGCGGAAGTCAAGGCGGCGCGCGGGAGGATGAACTGATGACGACTTTTAAAGAAGGCGATTGGGTGCGCTGCGTCGACAATACATTGGCGACCGGACTGCTGAAGCTGGGCGCCGTATATAGGGTGCGCAAAGCCAATAGCATCTATGTGTACGTCGACGAAAACCCGACTGGCGGCATGTCGCATCGCCGCTTCGAACCATGGACGCCGAAGGTCGGCGAGCGGGTTACCACTAACGGAAACACGAGCGTCAACATTGAGGAGCACTGGAACCGGTGCTTCAGCCGTGGCAACGGGTGCATAACGGGCGGTGCTCTAGTTGTGGCCAGCGTTGAGAATGGCGTGCGGAGCAATGTCGGCTTGAGCAACAAGGTAGGCCAAGCCTACTTCTATATGCCATCCAATACGCTTCAGCCAGCAGAACCACTGCCCGTTGCCGCGGAAGCGCAACCGGCAGCACAGGCCGCTCCGGCAGCACCAGCACAGCTGACCATCCAAGCCGGCAAGTTCTACAAGACGCGCGATGGGCGGAAGGTCGGGCCTATGAAGAAGACTGACTTGGGCGATTATCGCGACGATTCGCGCTCCGTGACTTCGCAGTGCTGGAGTAAAGTCGGCACGTTCATCGAAGGTTGCGTGAGCAATCTAGACCTCATCGCCGAATGGCCCGCCGACGCCACCAACGTCGCCGCGACCGTTGACGCGCTGGACGAAGAATATGGGCCTGTGGTGGCTGTTGCGGATGTTCCGGTTGCCAAGCCGAAGTTCAAGGTTGGTGATCGTGTGCTGGTGACGTGCAACAAGACGAACGGAGGTTATCCGATCGACGAGTACATCATCGGAAAAGTCTATAATGTCACCGCCATTGTTGCTGATCTGAACGGTAACGATGCGGCGCTGCTTAATGGGCACTCACAGTACCTCAAACGCAACCAGTTTACGCTGGTGGAGTCCGCCATCGTCTGCCTCATAGACAACAGCCACCCGCTTCCCGCAACGCGGCCGCGCCTCCACGACAGCGTCGAGGCTGCGGACAAGGAAGCCGCTCGGCTGGCTGGCGTGCACAGGGGCCAGGAGTTCGGAGTGTTCGCCATGACCGGCGCGCCGCACAAGGTCGAGAAGACATACGAGCATGAGTGGCAGCGGCTGGCTGCCAATGGTGAAACAGCTCAAGCTCGACAGAAGCTGCAGGACATCAGCGGACTGACAGGCGCCGATTCCTCCACGTGCATCCAGCGTTTCGTAGCTAAGCTGGCCGCCTAAACACCACCCACAACCACACCACAACAACCCTACTGCGCAAGCAGTAGGGGAAGGAGGATTTGTGACAGCAACAGACGCACACACCAACCAAGCACCGCCGCTCGACTACGTCCCCGTCGACCCGCCGGAGTCCACCAAGATCGGCGCTTTCTTCATCGCGTTCTTTATCGCCGGCTTGCTCATGGGCGGCCTACTTACGTCGCTGGTGTCGGCATGACCGCCACCTACACCACGCCAGCCAGGCCAGACACGACGCTGACAGGCATAGAACAGCCGCCGTTCGACTGGCGGCCCGTCGTCTGGTTCGTCGCGGCGCTGTTCGCGCTGATCTTGTTTTTTCACTAACCACCACCACAGAGAGGAGACTGCATGGCGATTTCGCTAGGTAGCCTAAACAGCACCAGAAACAACAAGCCGCCCATCGGGGTGTTCTACGGCGTGCACGGCGTCGGAAAGACCGAGCTCGCGTCGGAATTCCCCGATCCGTACTACCTGCCGACGCTTGGCGAGGAACCGCCGGACGGCGTCGACATGCCATCGCCAGGCACGGCAGAAACATATGAGGACATCCTTGACGTCATCGGCTGGCTGCTGACGGAACAGCACGACCGCAAGACCTTCATTCTCGACAGCGTCGACGGGGCAGAAAGCCTTGTGTGGGGCGCGACGTGCCGGCGGCTTGGCCTCAACAGCATCGAGGATGCCGGCTTCGGCAAGGGTTACGTTGAAGCCGATACGGAGTGGCGCGAGCTTATCGGCGGGCTGCAGGCGCTTCGCAACTCCGGCATCGCCGTGGTCATCCTGGCGCATACCGAAATCACGCGCTTCGACAGCCCTACCAGCGACCCGTTCTCGCGCTACGGCATCAAACTGCACAAGCGGGCGTCTGCGCTCATCCAGGAGGCCGTGCAGTTCGTCGGCTTCATGAACTACAGGCACACGCTCAAGGAAAAGGAAGTCGGGTTCAACAAGAAGGTGTCTCACGCCGAAGGCAGCGGAGAGCGGCAGATCCACCTCGAGGAGCGGCCCGGCTTTCTCGCCAAGTCGCGATACAACACGCCGCCGTCTCTGACTTACAAGAAGGGCAAGGGTTGGGACGAGCTCGCCAAGTACATGCCTGAGCCGACGGGGATTGCAGCATGACCACCCGAAGCCGCGCAGACGCCGACCGCGTCCATTTCGAAGGCGGGCAATGGTTCGCATGGTTCCCCGTCCGCATCTACAACGGCGAATGGCGGTGGCTGACCACCGTCAACCGTGACCGCATCGTCACCGCCACGACGACAGGGCCGTGGCGCTATTACGGCAACTGACCGCAACCACCACCACAAGACCACACCACAAGGAGACTACGACACATGGCAAGACTTGGAACGACCTTCAATGCGCAGGAACACGATACCGAGCAGCGCAACGACTTCCCGGAACTTCCGAATGGCATCTATCAGCTCGAGGTGACGGCCAGCGAGGTTGCCGCCACCAGCACAGGCAGCGGCACCATCCTCAAGACCACCATGGCCGTCATCGCGCCGGATGAATTCAAGGGCCGGCTGATCTTCAACAACTACAACCTGGAGAACGCCAACGCACAGGCGCAGGAGATCGGGCAGAAGCAGTTCGCTTCGCTGTGCCGTGCCATCGGCGTGTCGTCAGTCGACGACAGCGAAGAGCTTCACCTGCGTGCGTTCACCGCCAAGATCGGACTTGGCAAGCCGTCGAAGGATGGCAAATACCCGGCGCGCGCTGAGATCAAGCGCTACTTCTTCGAAGATGAAGGCGACGTGCCGGCTCCGGAGATCGACGCAAACCAGCCCGCTGCGCCCTCAAAGCCCGCCAACGACAACAAGCCGGCGGCGGGTTCTGGCGGACGTGAAATGCCGTGGAAGCCGGCTGGAGGAACTACGACTGGCGGATCGACGCCGACGACCAGCCGCTGGGGCGCGAAGAAGTGAGCGGCGCCGAGTGGTTCGCGCTGCTGCTTATGGTCGTAGCCATGGCGGCGGTCGTGAGGTTTATCGCGTGGCAGAATAGCCGGGGAGAGTAACCACCACAAGCGTGCCGCGGTGAGCGGCCCGCTCCACCACACCACAAGAGGAGAAGATTATGGAAAATGAATACAATGTCGAAGCGTCAATCCAATAC